TATGCCCATCAATCGAGATTTGTTGAATCGTCTACAACAAACACCAATACATATGATGGGGCAACAAGAAAACCAACAGCGAGGTGGTCGAAGAAAATCTAAAACGAAACCCAAAACAAAATCCAAAACAAAATCCAAAACAAAATCTAAAAAAAGTAGAAGAAGAAAATAACATCAAATCATAACTCGAAATTCCAGTCATCCAAAAGCCCACCTCTAGTCAAATTCGCAGCATACTTTGAAAAATCCATACAACAATTATATTGTTCTATCACACTCATTTTTTCATACTCAGAAATCCGGTTGTCTTGAAGATATTTTATCATTTTCATTTTGTAAATGGCGAGCCATATTTTTTCTACATCTTCCACCGTTTCGTCATGAGGTCTTTCGTCGCGTCCCGAAACATCACTGTAAAATTTTTTATTAGGTTTTTTCGGTGACAAATCTGTAGCAACCTTGTCCTTTGAGAAAATCATAAACTTTAATGTTTTTTCGGGCATGAATTTCGTCATTGAAAAGACTCCTGAACACCAAAATAGCGTGAATAATAATAATAATTTCATTATTATTATACAAGAAAAAATTTCTAAATAGTTTCTCCACCTTTAAATTGCCGATTTAGATATCAAGCGAATTTGTTTTTCACGCCACAACTCCTTACTTGCAGTGTCCACCGTTGTCATCAAATGTTTTTCATATTCCTCAGGTGAATCGAAAAAAAACGCACAAGCATCCCCGTTCTTAATGTCCCCTGTTGAAATCGATACTTTGTAATAGAAATCCTCATGTTTCGACCCGACCAAATGACCAACATATCTATCTCCAGACACCGCATTCCGGATAGTGCTTCCTCGCGAACCAGAGGAAAACAATTCAATGGGGACCGATTTGCCACGAACACTACGGTAAATCTTGTGATACCCCTTCTTGTTGTCGAGATTCAAGTCAGTCATGAATTGTTTTACCATTTGACTCATTGGTTTTGCTCGACTAGAGACAATTTCGTTTTCATCCTCACCCAGGAGTTGCGATGCTTCGTCGTAATACATTTTGTGCAAATTGTAAATAATTAACTCATGAATTCTTTATATCTTTTTACCAAAAAACCTAATTTTCACTCTTCAACGCCTTCAATTCCGCGACCTTGGCCTTGATAATTTCCTTGAGCTTGTCTTCCAAATACAGATTCTTCTCTTTCAAGGTCGCATTTTCTTTCAAGACTTCCTGTAACATTGAATACTGCCTTAGAAATTGGTTGCTCATAGCTTCCATTTTAGATTTGCAGTCCTCGATTTCCTTCTCTTTTGCTGCAATGACTCTTTTTTGTGTAAGCGCGGTAATTTGCTCAAAAACATCAATCTTGAAAATAGGGTCTCCTTCACGATATTTTTCGAGTGCATCATCAATATCGTCCAAGAAAAATTTTTTAATCTCGGGTTCTTTGATGAATTCATCTATCGTCTTTTCTGACATTTTCATAAACTGATTTGGTGGTTGGTTGAGAAGGGTTTTTTTATCAAAAGAATTATGGTGGTGCGAGAAAACCAAGATGGATTTCAACGGGTCAAGTTGAACAAACGGAATGGTGTAGTTTTTCAAAAACTCTTTTTCTTCTGCCAAACAGGAACTCTCATTGTATTTGGTTTGAAACAACAATTGCCGCCGAAACGCAAAGGTCGCCGCAGTAGAATGTCTAGGCGCATACGGGCCAAACACGACCATCTTATCAATGTGTTTAAAGTAAATATACATTTCACTTGACCCCGCACATAAAGCGGTTGGATTCTTTTGAAGCATATCGACCGCATGAGAAATTCTTTCTGGTGGATAATAGTCATCGTCGTCCATGTAAAGAATGATGTCGCCGCGCGTTTTTTCATGCATGACATTTCTTTTCCTGCCAAGGGTCATTTTGTCAGAGTACTTGAAATATTTTACTTGTGGAATTCCCACAAATAAATCTTCAACTGGGTCCGTACCGTCATCAATGACAATCCACTCAATTCGGTCTTTTGGATAAGTTTGATGATTGAAACATCGAATGAGGGTGGAAATAAAGGGTCTTCGATTAAATGTAGGTGTACAGACACTTACAAATGGATACAAAGACTCTGTTTGCGCCATTTACATACAAATAACATTTTTCATTTAAATTCTAATTTTTTGAAAAATATTATTTTGAATCTGGGTCGTTATTCTGGATAAGAATCGCTAATGGTTTGAGGCTTTGTTTCAACCAGACCAAGGGTTGACAAGTCCGTTGCTTTGGGAATGGTTTGTTTGAAGACATCTGTAAAGAAAAATAACATAAAAAAGGCAATAATCACGCCTACTAGAGCATAAGAACTGAATAATGACGCAACATTACTAATAATGATAAACGAAAGTACATACATGATGACACGCGACTTGTATTTGAAAGTATCCGAGATGGCACTACCTATTCCATAGGGTTTGTTATTTTTTGCATTGGTGGATTTCAAAAAAACGGGAAATAAAAAACAGTAGATAGCTACAAAAATAGCGACTGGAGGAATGATGAAAAATCCAGCAAGAAATAAAAGAATAATGGATAAAAAAATGTAGAGAAACGCCCACGGAAAGTTAAATAATCCCCACATACTTTCATGGGTCCATTCGGTTTTGCCTTGATTTACGGTCTTTTTACTAAACAAATAAGACAAGTTATAAAACCATAAAATAATTAAATAACCAGCATTTATCACGGCAGTCACTATCAAAACAAAATACATGATGATTGGTCCAATAAATATCATAAGTGACTCGTTCACATAAGAATTCATCCCCTGATAAGTGGTGTTGATGACTGAAAAGTTTGTCGCAAGAATAGACTGTAAAGTTTTGCCCAAATATAATGTGAAACTATTGGCCTTTGCACCGTCAATCATTTTTTTTACGAAACCAACAAAACCGTCCTTCATCGATTTCATGTTTTCATCAATCGGAAAATTTATTTTTGTAGAGTATACTTCATCGGCGGATTTTTTCACAATATCAATATTTAATGTTACGGGGTCCAATTTTCCAATAATGTCGGTATACGGAGAATAGTCAGTGTTGGTTGGAATCAACCCTGTTTGAGAGGCCCTTGACCCATACAACACAAATACCCCAATGATGATAATTAATCCAAACGATAATATTGTTTTGGACAAAGACAACGCCGAGGTTCCAGGGGAAGTAGTGGTTTTTTTTTCATCTATAGAAGAAGTATCGGTTGTAGTTGTTGACATACTAATATACAATGATAGAATATTTTACGGTAAACGCGAACAAAATTTTTTGCTAAAATCAAACTGTTTTTATTATCTATGTATTTAGTATGAAGAATACGCAAAGAAAAACCATTTATTTAGCCATTATTGCTTTTTTACTTGTCATAGGCGTAATTTGTTACGGCGACTACTTAATCAAAAATAGAATTGTCGAATACTTTACTACCGAATCTGCATCCACAAATCATACCATTAGTTTACCCATCAACACCGATTATACTTGTAACAATTTCTGTGGACCAATGGCGCGTTGTTCCATGACGGGAGAACAATGTTCGACCGATGCGGACTGTCCTGGATGTAGTCAATATTTCAATAAACCCCCCGAAAATACTACACCCGAGGTTCCAGGATACGACGATTCTGGAAAATTAACCAGCCAGACCACCCCCACTTTTTCTGTCCTGGTAACTGATATAGGAACCCAGGCAACACAAATCAATTCATCAGCACAACCCGTGCAATACAATATTGGATACAACACTTGGAGAAAAACATTTGACAAAGGAAGTCAAATATTTCAATTAAAAAATGATCTGGGCTCGCTTTCTTATATGCCAAAGTATCCAGAGAGAGTCACTCTTTCGGGAGAATTTATAGATGTAGGACCTTTGCCAGCAAACGCCAACTTGTAAAGATACTTTTTTATGTCGCATACATAAGAGCACAGTTACCTCCCACAAACATAACCACATTGTAGCGTTCTTCAAACAAAGTCAAATTGTAGTTGTAGTCGTAAATACGCCAGGTAGGTTTGTTTATTCCAATAATGTTTCCAGTACTAGGGTCGCATATCGCTAAACTCTGGGCAAGTGGATCCAAACTAGGAACAATGGTATTGATTTCCAATTCAATTTGAGTGAATCGACTCATGTTGATTGCACCGGAAGGTTGAGAATCAAAAGGAGAAGTGTTCATACCGAAATTGTAAAAATAGAGTCCATCGGGTGCATTCCCAGAAGTTCTCAAATACTTTTCAATGTAGTTGTAAACGCCTGCTGGTTGAAGGTTCTCTCGATAGGAGCCGTCCAAGAGAATCGCCATCGACAACAGAATATCTTTGGTGTTTTCTAAATTGTAATTTCCAGTAATCATCCAGCCCGTCAACTTTCCATCCGCATTTACACCAGGACCAATGTCTACTGTTGTAGTTGTGCCATCTGGATTCGTTCTAGTAATTTGATAAGTGCCGCTGGTAGATGCCTGTGTTAAATCATATGGCAGGTACCGATACGGCCAATTGGTGTAGTTGGACCATTCGTTGCGTAAATTGGCATCACTTCGCTGTAAGAAAAAAGTATAATTGGCCGTCATTCCTAACGAAGTCAACTCTAATTTATTTGTTCCCGTGCAATTATAAAACACGGTTTCTCTCACCTGTCTAAACAAATATTTCTGTTCTTGCATGGCAAACAATCGCGACTCCTCATTGGAGAGAAAACAATAAGTGCAATTCAAATTGATATCGGCATTCCACAAAGTTCTCTGGTCGGTATAAGAGCTGACGCCGAGGGAAACATCGGGTGGTGTTTGCAGAAACCGATAAAATTGCATGTAATATTGATTGAAATTCGGCGCGACATACGGATAATTGTTGGCCGCGTCATACACATCACGAATTTGAAATAGTTCTTGAATAGGTCGCATGGTAACATTAATGTGCAACTCGTTATACTGCAAGGCAATGAGCGGAAATGCCATCTGACTTTTCAAATTAAACCAGGCATTTAGCGGTACATAGATTGTTCTAGCTCGAATAGATGGTTCCGCTCCAGTGGAAGAATCTGTATAATAAGCATTTGGATACGAATTTACACGAGTGCCAGAATTTGCAGGATCATATAATTCGGGAACATGCCCAATCATTTTCTCAAACAAGGCTCGCTTTTCAGCAGTGTAGTCTCGCTGGACCATTGCAAGCAAATAGGCCCCAGAAAATTCCTGCAGACTTTGATTTCCACAAGTGATCTCAATCTTGGAAATCATTTGAGCGCCGATGTATTCAATCCAACGAAACTCGTATGGAACCCACACTCCCGTATTGTTCGCAGTAGTTGTGCTGTCCACTACTGGAGGCACAATGGGGCTCCAAATGTTGGGCAATTCAATACTCAGATAACAATCCATGAGCAAATCGGCATATCTAGGTATCTTGAATGTAAAGTAGGATTCTTCGGACAAACGCAGTGTTTTGGCGCCTTCAAAGTCCACCCTAAATTTCTGGAGACCAAAATTGGTATATTTATGATAGGTTGATTTGAAGAATGTCTTGCTGGGGTTGCCATTCAATATGATATTTTGGGCACCCGCAGCGACTAATTGCATTAATCCACCAGCCATCTAATTTACTGATAATATATAGATAGTACTATTTAATTATTTTTTTCACAAATATATAAGTTCTCGAATTTATTTTTGTTCATCTATAATATGAGCACTTCTATAAATGTATCAAATAAAGCATCTCCAGATGTCTTGAATAACGCAATGAAAATGATTACAAACATGAATGATAATATGGCCAGTGGAATTATACTCGCTATGATAATTATCTTGGTTATTTGTGTTGTGATTTACTATCTCTATATGAAAAACCTATTGTCTAGAGAATGTTCCATGATGGACACCATGTACAGTAATCTAAACGGGTATATTAAATCAGTGAATCCAAATGACCCCAACTGTCAATATACACTAAAGGACTACTATGTGAAAACAGCCTATAATTGCTGCAGTGGTGGATCATACAAAAACGATTATGTCAGTACTTGTGTTTTGAAAGACCTCCTAAAACAAGGAGTGCGAGGTTTAGACTTTGAAGTTTATTCGTTGAACGACCAACCAGTCGTGGCGACTTCTACTCAAGACAGCTATTATGTAAAGGAGACCTACAACTATGTTCCATTTGGCGATGTAATGATGATTATTGCCAACTATGCTTTTTCTGGAAGCACTTGCCCAAATCCAAATGACCCAATACTCTTTCACTTGAGAATTAAGAGTGCCAATAATGCCATGTATACGAATTTAGCAAATATGTTCAAAAATTATGACTCCTTGTTTTTAGGACCATCCACAAGTTATGAAAACAATGGGCACAATATCGGAGACCTTAAATTGACGGACTTGAGCAAAAAAATTATTTTGATTGTTGAAAAACCAGCGAATGCCACAGGCTCATCTGTTTTGAATAACAAGGCCTTTATGGAATATGTAAATATGGTGTCAAATTCAATGTTTATGAGGGCCTTGACCTATTACAATTTACAAAATACGCCAGATTTAGTGGAGTTACAAAATTATAACAAAAAGAATATGACGATTGTATTACCGGACAAAGGAACCAATCCGGCGAATCCAAACCCAATTATCGGTGCGGAAGCGGGATGTCAAATGGTAGCTATGCGATATCAACTGTACGAGACAAATTTGCAGGCGTCTATCGTGCAATTTGACCGAGTAGGATACGCATTTTCTTTGAAACCAGAGAGACTGCGGTATACACCAACTACCATACCAGCACCACCTCCACAAAATCCAGCCGTCAGTTATCAAACACGCACTATTTCAAGCGATTATTATAATTTCAAGATGTAATTATTTTATTTATTTGAGAATTTGATACAAATAAATAAATTTTTTGAAATGTTGAAATTTTGACATTTTTACATATTTTGTCTTATAATTTCATTAGTCATTCCGTCTAACTGAAACAAATGTTTAATTTCTGAATAATATTCAAACATTCTGTTATACTTTTCCTCATCAATAGATAATAATTTTTTCTCCAGAGAATCAATTTCTGAAACATGTAATACAATACACAGTCTGTCATAATCAATTATATCTTGAAATGGTGACCAATTAACATCATTCCACACATAAATAGGGATAGTCCCTAGTTGAAAACACTCAAAAAAACGAAAAGAGGAACGCCCATATCCTCTTGGGGCAAACGCAAACTTGGAATTTATGGTTGTATTTATAAAAACTTCTTGCAAACTTTTATTTACACTAGCCGTCCATCCTCCAGAATTTATCATTGTGAAATTATCATTGTTTGAGAATTTATTGAAGACTTCTACTCGGACATTTGGTGATACATGATTCGATGTCAAATTTCCAACAAACGAACACAAAATTTGTTTTTCGTGGAAGGATTTTTTTGGAAAACTTTCTAGTGTATTGTTTTTGTCTTCGTAAATTAATGGTATTGGAATATCTCCCGAACAAGCACCATATACAATTGTATTTGATGGTAATGATAACTTTGGACCGTCGTCGTATTGAACTACTGTAAAATAACCATTTTCTGAAGGGTTATCCAAAACCCAAGAATTCAGTGATTCTTGCATATTTTGCACACTTGATTCAAACCAGGGTTCTATTTGAAAATTTGTCCATAAAGCGGGTATATATTTTCTTTTCAGGCAATGGGTCGTATTTTTAATTTTTTCTAGAAAAAATTCTTCCAAATATAAACCACATTTGAACGGTGGATAGGTGTCTTTATTTGCGCAATAGAAAGAACTATTTTGAATCATCTTCTTTAACGATTTAACTATGTAAATTAATTTACTTTTAAGCATTTATCAAGTAAATATATAAATTCGTGAAAATATTATATTAATTATGTCTTTTATATTATATGGAAAAAATTTATTGAATAACGAGTACTCTGAATTATTATCAAGTACTATAATTTTTTTATAATATTTTATTATAGAACCATAAAAAGGTTTCCAGATATTGTGATAATTATCTAATTTTCAATATTGTTAATATGAGGAAACATATCTTGAAGAAGAACCATGATGTACTAATGGTTCTTTACTCCAGTAGGTATTGATATTATTAATATTTATTTGTTTGTTCAATTCATGGTCAATAACACTTTCAAATGGAATTATTGTTTTTAATATTTTTTTACATGTGTTTGATTTAATAAGATATGAACATGTACTTCTAGTATAATTAAATTTACTCCATAATTCATTAGAGTTACTTTTCATGTAATCGTTTATATCTAAGTACTCTGCATCTACTGGTACATTTTCTAAATAGTAGTTTAAT